TTTACGAGTCCGTCAAGCTCGGAGAGATGGAAGTCAAGTACAACACTTCTAGTCAGGCTACTGGAACTGTTAATAACGTATTCGACGTTTATCCTTGGCTTCAGTCTTATCTCGGGGCTTATTGTTTGGGCGGCAGTGGCTCGTATCAAGTTCGCGTTGTGAGGGGTTGAGATGGCTGGTCAACTTGACAGTCTGTTCAAGAACGTTGCCAAGTCGGTAGTCAAGGATCTTGGCACGTCACTTGATACGTCAATCACTTACACAAAGAAAGCGTCTGCAACGTACAACGTGGCGACTGGTGCTGTAACCAGCACTGACACAAGCTATAGCTTCAAAGCTCCCGTTGAATTTATTGTTTCTGATGAAGAAGGCGGGTATCAGGAAAATACGGCTCGGCTTTACATAACGCCTGATCAGATTGGAGACAACCAAGCCAACCTGCAAGACGAGATCTCGTTGACGTTTGATGGGGCGTCACGTGCCACCAAAATCCAAGACATTCGCACTTTTAGAGGCGGTCAGGAATACCTTTATATGATTCGGGTGGTGTTCTGATGACGCTTGTAAACGCTAGAGCTGCACTTGAAACTGCGATCAACACTGCAGTGACAGACGCGGATGCCACAGTTTCAGTGGTGTTTGACAACATGCCGTTTACAACGCCTGGCAAGGATAAGAAGTATGTAATGGTGTCGATCAACTTTGATCAGTCAACGATCCAGCCTCACGGTGCAGCGATTGATCAATACGCTGGAACGGTGCAATGCGGTATTTTTACGCCAAGAGACAAGGGAAGTGCTGCAGCAGCTGCGATTGCAGAGTCAGTTATTGACGGTTTAACCTCTGTAAATGCTTCTGGCTACACGGACACTTATTCTGTGGTGCCACGTGTTGGTCAGATCAGCGGCCCTACTGCTGTCACGCAGGAAAATAACAGTCATTTTGTCAGCGTGGTTAGCTGCTTGTTTACTGCGGTGTGATGGCCAAGCCGATCAGCGAGCTAACGAACGATATTCGCAAGTTGATTGAAGATGGACGGGCAGCTGCTGGTCCAGAGATTGTGTTTAGCTTGCAAAAAGCTGGTCCTTGGTGGACTGGAAACTTTGGTGAGTTGTGGGAGTTAAGCCCTAGACCGGTTAAACCAGTCGTTAGCAATCAGCGTGATTGGGAAGATGAAAACATGCCGACCTCTCGGAGTTTTCAGAAACGTCCTGCTCTAAAGATTCCGATTAACAGTCCCCTCTATATCGGCAACCTGGCTGATTATGCAGGATATGCGGTCAATAATCCGCAGGCCAAAATTGACGGTAAAACCTATGGAGAAGCTAGACCTCCACAGCGAAGCACAGCACCTAATGGTCCGCGTTGGTACAAGATTTATACAGAGACCGGCAGAGATACGGGCTTGTTTCATGATCTAGACAAAGCATTTGCATCTGTGCGCCTGGGATAAGCTATATTGTGCTAGTTGACTGAGTTTTATGGCTGAAGCACGCGCAATCGACAAGTTGTGTCAAGCGTTTAGCGTTGAGCAACGCAGCAGCTACACGATTAAAAGCGGTGAGGAAGTCGTTCTTAAGCTGTATTGGAAGCCTTTGACGATTGCTGATCGCGATGCGATCAACAACTCATTGAAAGCGCTGAACATTGGTGCGTCTGAGGACAATTTGGACTTTGCGATTCAGATGGTCATTCGCAAAGCAGAAGACGAAGCTGGCAATCGGATCTTTTCGGACGGCGACCGTGCCAAGATTCGCAACCGCCTGCCTCTGAGCATTGTGCTGGACATCATGTCCAAGATGCAGAGCATGGATGAGGTGGAAGAAGCAGACGATCTTAAAAGCAAGGATTGATAAGGATCACTTCCTGTTCCTGCAGTTCTTTATTGCTGAAAAGCTAGGCATGACATTGGCTCAGCTTCGAGCCAGCATGTCGATGGAAGAGCTGATTGCTTGGAGCGCTTACTGCTCGGTCAAGTCTGATCGGGAACAGAAGGAGATCGAGCGAAGTCGTCAGCAGGCTCAATATCGCCGTGTGCGCTAACCTGAAGGCAATGTCTTCGGGTTAGTCGTGGCCGCTGAGTACGAAGTCAATATCAAGCTTAATAGTCAGCAGATCGAGCGCGAATTAAAGAAAATACAATCTGCTACGGCAAATATAGGTAAATCTGAAAAAAAATCTGCAGTTAATGCAGACAAGCGTGCGGCAGCAATGGTTAGGCTGCGCAATGTTGGAGATCAAGTAAGAAAGCTGCAAGAGCAGGGAGTTAAGCTTGACAAAGCAAGTTTTCAGCTAAAAAAAGCTGCAGAAGCTATTGATAAAGGCAATCTAGCAACTGCAAAACAAAGGACTAAAATCGTAGAACAAGAGGCAAGAGCCCAGCAGAAAATAGCGAGTCAGCTAGAGCGTCAAGCTAGGTCTGCAGTAAAAGCTGCCTCTAGCGGCGTCAGACGACAAGGCAGGCGTGGAGGCAGATTCCAAGACATTGCTACGGGTGCTGGTTTTCCGTTGTTATTTGGCGGTGGACCAGCTCAAGCGCTTGCTGGTGGCATTGGTGGAGCGTTTGGAGGGCTTGGCGGATCCATCGCTGCATCAGCAGTGGTGTCTCAATTTGAAGCATTTGCACAAGCTGCTACAACAGCTGGCCAGGCACTTAATTCGACAGGTGGTGCGCTGGATTTTATGCGCGAGAAGTCTTTATTTAGCAGTGCTGCAGCTGAAGAGCGTGCAGCTGTTCTTGAAGAGTTAGGCAGAGTAGAAGAATTAGCAACTCTTTTGACGGAAGAGCTAACTGGCAAAATTGGCAATGAAGGCGTTCGTTCCTTGCAGGAGCTAGGCAAAACAACAGACGAAACGACACGTTTGTGGGGCGAGCTGACGACTCAGTTGTTTGCGTTAGTTTCCGGCCCTCTAAATGAGTTTTTAAAAATTGTCAATCAAGTCTTAGGTGGCATCACTGCTTCTGGGCGTTTTGCAGCATTAAGTAAAGACTTGGCTGGCGATAAAGAGTTTGAAGCTGCTGTCGCAGCCCGCAAGAGTGGCAGGGCCGGAGTGTTGTCGCCAGCAGAGAAACTAGAGCTTTTAGAGCTGTTTGGCCCAAAAGTCACTAGCACTGCTCAAATTCCTGTAACAGCTGCAGACCGGCGGCGATTTGCTGTCAAGGGAGCAACAGGCGACAAAGCGGCAAGAGAAGAAGACCGATTGCTGAAACGATTAGCAAAGCTTGAGGAAGAGCGTCAGAAAGTTCTTGAGATTTCTCGATTCAGGGATCAAATCGCAGCTGCTGAAGCTCTTGGCGATACTCAATTGGTTATTCGCTTGCAAGGCGAGCAGAAAATAGCTGAAATCGAAGCAAGCCGTAAAGAAGCACTTATTGGTGTTACGGATCAGCGCGAAATAGAGGCTATCAACATCGCTAAAGCCACTGAAAAGCTAGCTGCTCACCGTGAAATTGAGCGTCAGATCACAGAAGAGCAACGTATGCGTCAAGAAGTGTTTGACGACACTGTTGCAGACCTTGAGTATCAACTTGCGTTAAGCCAGGCAACTAGCGAGGCCGAAAGAGAACGTCTTCGGATTGAAGAAAAACTGCGCAAACTCAGAAAAGGCCGAATGTCCGAGTCACAACTTGGACAGATCGGTGATTTGATGCGGCAAATCTCTGCAGAGAATAGCCCTCTTAATCAATTTATTAAGCAGTCGATTGAGAGTTTGAACAACCTTGAGCAGCACGCTGTTCAGGTGTCTCAAGGCATCGGCAACGCGATTGGCAACTCGCTTGTCAACGGAATGCAGAACCTTGTCACTGGAGCGACAAGCGTTAAGCAAGTCTTTGCGGACATGTTGAAGAGCATTGCTGATGTGTTGGCTCAGCAGGCTGCACAAATGATTGCGACGTACATCGCGATTGGCGTTGCCCGGTTGTTTGCCGGAATGGGTGGTGGAAATGAAGGTGATAGTTTGAATCTGGACGCTATTGAGCAGTATTCGGGAGTCGGAGCCAATACTTCATTCGCTGAAGGCGGCTATGTTTCTGGTCCTACTCGCGCTCTTGTCGGTGAAGGCGGAGAGTCTGAGTACATCATTCCCGAAAGCAAGATGCGTGAAAGCATGGCGCGTTACTCGCGTGGTGCTCGCGGTTCTGCCGTTATTCCTGAAAACGGTGGTGGCAGTGGAGCTATGAGCGAAGGTGGCGGAACAGCAGTTGCTGCACCAATCGACGTTCGCTACACCGTGGAACGTATCAACAGCGTTGATTATGTAACTGCTGATCAGTTCCAAGCTGGCATGAGGCAAGCTGCTAATCAGGGTGCTAAACAGGGTGAGCAGCAAACGTTGAAGCGGTTGCAAATGAGCAGCAGCACTCGTAAGAGGGTCGGAATGTGACGCAGTTTGCTTTTGGACATGCTTTGCAGATTGTGGTTGACGGCAGCGCTGACTTCCGTTTTCAAAACTTTTTTATTGGTAAGAACATGATGCATACGGGAGCTGATGGTACAAACGCAGCTTTTCAGTTTGTGCCGTTTGGCTTCTCTGGTGTAACCGTTAATCGCACGGGTGATGGCCTTGAGGCCGCTGTGGTTTTTCCAAACAACGATCTCACTCGATCTTGGAGCGTCAAAGCAATTGAAGAAAGTTATCGAATGATGGTTCAGGTATTAATTATTGAGAACACGGACCCTGGTACGGACTTAACAGTAAGTAGCCCAAGTGCCAGTGTTGTTCACACTTACACTGGCGTTGTCACTGGCGGACAATGGGATAATGTTTCGCTTAATCTTGAGCTAAGTTCTGTCCTAGATGCTGTTGGAACGGACGTACCAAGGCGATCATTGACGCAGCGCATGGTTGGCAACTTGCCGATTAGCAACAGTGTCCGACTGCAGTGATCTAATCGGAATGCCGTATCGCTTCGGCGCTGACGGCAGTGACGGCCATATCGACTGCATCCACATGTGCTATCAAGCATTGGAGCGGATGGGCGTTGAAGCGCCACCGTTCAAGCAATCTTGGTACGAGGCAAGTAAGTGGGAGATCTGTCGAGACCTTATGCGCTGGGGTTCCCGTGTAGATCGACCTCAGTATGATGGGGATATTCTGCTGTTACCGCAGCAATCCTGGGCATTTGCAGTCACATGGCAGACGGGAATCTTGTACGTCAATCGGGGACTAAAAAGGGTGCAGTGGTCTACGGTCCAACTGTTTCCGACGTACCACTGCTTCCGTACGAGAAAGAGTTAATCAAGACGATTGGGATAACGGAAGAGGAATATCGAAAGTTTGCTGCTGAGGTGCGGCGTAAGGGCTTGGTGCGTCCGGCTGAGTATGACCATATTCCTGATGTAGTCAATGGAGATCCATTCACTGCTGCGCTTATAAGCATTGCCATTAGCCTTGTGCTGACTGGTGTCTCATACCTGCTGACGCCAAAACCCAAGATGCCGGAGGCATCAAAGCGGTCGCAGCTTGATCTGGGAAGCGTAAACGCTGGCAATCGTTTTACGCAAAGCCGGGGCTTTGACACGCTTAACGAACTAGCAGATTACGGCGCACCAATTCCAATTATTTTTGGCCTCTACGACGAGGCCACTAAAACGGGCGGGATGCTTGTCACGCCAAAGCTTGTTTGGTCACGGATGTTTAGTCATGGAACGCAACAGCGGGCCAAGATGATGTTTGTGGTGGGTGAGCAGGGTTTTGATGATGGGATAGCGCCTGACGGTATTGAACCACCAAGCCTTGAGGGTATTTTCCTTGGCAATAACGCTTTAGACATCATTCATAATGACTTTTTTGCTTTTTACTGGAAAAAAAATACGACCGTTTCCGGCAATAAGCGCATAAGGGGAGGCAATTTAGTTTATGGAACGCAAGGCGGAAAAACTAGCGGAAATCCCACGCAAGGTGCTGGCAATGACGACGACATGTTTTTGTGCCCCAGCAATATCGCTGATGAAACTACAGATTTTTGCCATGCCTATTCCCCTGCAAACAATACCAGTTTTGGGATGTTTGGCGCGATTCCAAACGGAAACGGTTATCGAGTAAACTATGAAACCGTTAGTATTCCTGATGGTACTGAAAATAGCCAAGCTTATGCACTAACTTTGCGTCGTATAAAAATTGTTGGAGACAAAGACCTTAATGTAGATATTGGAAAAGAGGATCTTTTGAAGAAAGTACGCAAGCAGGACCAAGAAGGAGAAGGTCGGCAGTACAGCCCTCGTATGGGCCTTGTTAAGTTAATCAAGGCCAATGGCAGCGTAATTACTGTTGACGATAATTATCCTGGGCAGCGGCGAGCTGAAGTGGATGTCAGAGCGGGTGATCAGTTAATTTTTGATATTGATCCAAGCGAGATACCTGAAGGCAAGTATCAACGGAGTAATAACAGGGGAGGCGAAAATGTTGACGACATTAACGCAACTGTTACTGCAGCACAGATTGCTGCTGATGATGCGATGCAGCTTGGTGAAAGGTTTGCTATCGGCAATACGCTGTGGAAGGTAACTAAGAGAAGGTTTGATCAATACAACCCCGAAAGCAATCAAAGTCAGATGATTACATTGCTTTGCATTGATTCGGACGAGTCACGACAAAGACGTGTTGGACTTGTCAGTTTTGATAATGTCGTAAAGCCCAACAAAGATTTTATTGGCGATGAGAGCGGTGTTGGGGCTGCGTTTTATCCCATAACAAGTGTCGCTACGGGGTTAGTAAGAAATAATAGGCCTGCTGTCGTAACTGAAATTGGCCTGCGAAGCAGAGTATTTCAGCGTTTAAATGGCTTGTGTTCGTTTAATGCCGTTCCAACTTCAGACGAATTAGACGATTTTGACGACGAAGAGGTCACAGTACGATCTGGAACGTACACGGGGACAATTAAAAGGTCTTCTGTGTTTCAGGTGTTTGTCCGGCAGGCCGGTTTAAACGCTAGCGGCGAAGCATTTAGATTTAGCAGAATAGATATTTATTTTGCAGTGACGGGCAGCAAGCCTGTTGATCAATATAACTTTATTCGTTTCACTCATCCGCAAGATTTGCCACCTACTGAGCTTGAATATAAATTTATTGGCATTCCGGCTTCTGAACTAAGAGTCCTTGGTGATGAAACAGAGATCATTAGGCTTTCGGCTTCTGTTTCCGACGAGAGCACAGACTTGCTTCGCATGTCTGCTGATGTGGCGGGACTGGGACGTTTTGGCGTTGCCGTCGCTGGAGTGAGAATGCGCAAGTCGCAGATTAAAATTAACAAGGAATTTATTCGCAAACCAAGAGTAGTAACTGGTCAGACAACCAGCAATAAACCTCAAAATGTTGAGCGCAAGCTTGTGTTGCCGCAAGACCAAGATGGAAGCATAAAAGTAGCAATTTCTTTTGCAAGAGAAGCTAATATATCCAACAGTAGCGCCATTGTCTCAGGAAAAAATGGAGCGTTTTTCCATACAATTTTTGGCAGCTGTGACGACGATCCAATTAACGAAGGCGGCATCAAAGTTTTACAGACAAGGGAAAAGCTAAGTTCAACAAAATGGATAGCTGTCAAATGGACGGTGCGCAAGACACGGCTGCCTAGCACTCATTATGCTCATGTCAGCAACGGCGTTACTTTTACGTGGGCTTTTGTTAGCTGCAATATCGTAGGAAGCTCCGACGGTTATTCCATTGGTGAAACTATTGAATTTAAGCGTGGTCTTGGGGCCACTTCCGGCTCAACAAGCGCATACACCAGTTCTAATCCTTTTGTTCCAAACAATCCTGGTGGAACGATGACCTTTTCAGGCCAGCGATACAGGATTGTAGACATTGACACCCGAGAGTTTTCTGTTGGCCGAGCACAGGCGTATTACTATGAGCTTTTCGGTCATGCAGCCAACCTAAATGTAGGGGAATCAAAGACCATTATTCGCAATTTCCCTAATGGGCCTAAAAAAATTAAGCTAGAAATGACTGCAACAGTTAAAGAGCAGGTCGATCATTTTAGTGGTGAAACAAAGGGCTGGAATCATCCAGCAACTCCTATTTCAGTCGTTCAAGACTCTGACACGACAGGCCCTTGGCGAGTGGGTGATATTCAGGATGACCTTGTAACTGTTTCAGCCGATAATCCTTATATCACTTCTTATACAGAAGTCGGCTTTAGATACGTTGTCGGGGACGTTGGCAGGGAAGCGGAACCGACTGTTTTTACTGGAGAGACAGAATTCGAAAGTCAGAGTCAGTATGCAGACCTTAGTCTTTATAGAGAGCTTGTTCAAAAATCAAACGAATCTGAGCCTGAGCACAGCATTGTTTATGTAAACGAGGTTGTGCCTAACGCGATTGTGCCTGCATATAACAACTTAACTATTAGTGGTTTGTCATTAAAAGCTAGTCGCAACTTCACCAGCTTGGATCAAATGCGCTGTTGGCTTGGCAGCGGTTTACACGTTAAACGGCTACACCCTGACCTTAATGTTTACAACTTAGAAGGTCTTAACGCTAACGGAAAAGCCTCTGGCCCCAGCAACCTGTTTACTGATTTAGTTTTTTACATGCTGACCAATCAGCTTGGTGGAGCGGGAGGCTTGCTAAAAATGAGCGAAAGCAATCCTTTTCTCTTAGACGTAGAAGATTTTAAGGAAACTTCGCGCTTTTTGTATGCACAAAAATTATTTTTCAATGGAGTGCTTGGAGACAGAGCAAACCTGCGTCAGTACATCACGGATACAGCGCCTTACTTCTTGTGCAACTTTGTGATCATGGATGGCAAGTTTTCACTTAAGCCTGCCATTCCTCACATGGCGGATAGTGGTCAAATCAATCTTGGCCCAGTGCCGATTGAGCAGTTGTTTACGGCTGGCAACATTCTTGAGGACAGCTACAAGCTTGAATACCTAAGAAGTGAAGAGCGCAGGCCTTTTAAAGCGGTCATGCGTTATAGACAAGAGATTAAAAATAAACTGCCACAGGAAAAGGTTGTGGAGGTCAAGCTGCCAGGACAAGAAGGTCTTTTGCCTCAAGAGCAGTTTGACTTAACCCAGTTCTGCACTTCAGAGCGACATGCCATTCAAGTTGCCAAGTATTTTTTAGGCATTCGCAAGCTGGTAACTCATACCATCAGCTTTTCAACAACTGTGCATGGTTTAAATCTAAGAGCCGGTTCTTACATTAAAGTGATTACGACTTCCAGTCCGTACTCCAGCGCAAACAACGGAACAATTAGTTCCACTGGAACGGTAACAAGCGTGCAGGATATGCCTGATGGTCAGTATTCTGTATCCTTCTTTAAGACGAACTCAGAGGATGTCGAAGACGGAATCATGGAGGTTAGTAATGGCACGGTGTCTGATTCGACCTTCCATGACTCAGTGTTTACAGTAAAAAACGAGAGAGTCTCACAAAACGTTTACATTGTGGAGCAGTTGACCTTCTCGCAAGAGGGAACAGTGGACATCGTTGCTTCAGAGCATCCTTGCGATGATGATGGAGTCAGCGAGCTTGCGAAGCTGGTCGCAAGTGAAACTTCTGTTATTGCAGTCCGATCCTGATGGCTTTTCCTTCGCTGGTCCCGAGTTCTCGCACGTTTGAGGCGGGAGACTACCCCGTTAAAACGTTTAAGGCGCAAAACGGTAAGGAGCACCGGATTTTGTACGGCAGCAACCGCACCGGCATGAGGCTGTCATTGAGCTACGCGAACATTACAGACGCCAGTGCTGAGCTGTTCTTGGATCACTATGACGAGGAGCAGGGCACGTTTGGAGTGTTTGACAATGTGCCAAGTGGGTTTGAAAAGGGCTGGGAAGGCAATGCAGATGCTCTTGATGCGAAAACTGCTGGCAACAAGTACCGATATGAAGGCCCACCGCAAGTTGTCCAGGTAGCGCCTGGGTTTAGCACTGTTACAGTGAATCTGATTGGTGTGCTCTGATGGCTACTTTCTACACCGGAAGGCACGGAAGCTTGTTGCTTGATGGCGATACCATCGCTCAGGTCCAAAATTGGACCGTCAGCACGACTATCTCGTTGCTGAACGTCAGAACGCTTGAAGAGTCCGACGATCGGTTTTTTCCCGAGAGTCGCACCACCAGCGGCAGCTGTCGGATTCTTTACTACGACTCACCGGTAGATAACGCCAGCTCATTTATCAATAAAGTAATCAAAGCAAGAGACGGAAGCCCAGGACTTGGTGCGTCCTTGTATCAAGGCAACGAACCAGACGAGTATCGGTCTGATTTGCGCCTAAAAGTAGATGATGGGACGGCGGACGGTCGTTACATCGAAATGCGTGTATTGATCACAAATGTAACTTTAACGATGTCAGTTGGTGAAATTTTTGCGGCAGATATTACGTTCCAATCTTCAGGCGCTCCCACTTTTGTGAACATCTAATGACTGTATATCTTGGCACGCACGGTGAAATTGAGTTGAGGCGTGTTTTTAATGGTGGCACGTTGCGGTCAACGATTGACGTTGCTGACGTAAATGCAACCGAAAAACGATTTAGCTTTGACTTTGAGCACGGTCAGCTGGTAACAGGCGACCAAATTGAAATTACAAGCACAAACGGCAGTGCTCTTACGTTTATTCCTGGCGATACAGATGGAAGCACTAAGAAGTTTATTCATGTTGACGAGTTAGACGGGATCAGGCTTTACAACAGTTTTGCCGATGCAGTTACTGGCGGTAAAACAAATGCGATTGCACTCAATACTCCAACCAGCTCAGTGCCTGTTGAAGTAATCGTTGAATCTGTTTCGCCGCGTCTTTTGGCTCAGGTCAGCAGTTTTGAAATAAATACTGAACGCGAAACAGTTGACACAACAGTGTTGTCCGACGAGTTTCGCAGCAGGATTAACACTTTGATTTCCGGCTCCGGTCGTATTACTGCTTTCTGGGAATACACCGGCAATAGCGCTCAAGAGCTGCCAATGTATTTATACGAGTTAGCGCATCGCACTAAGGTTGGCAGTAATTTTATTGGACGTTTTTACATTAAAAAAGCCGGATACAACCCAAGTGGGGTAGCAGAGCGCAATGATGATGAGGTTTGGTGGCGCGTAGAGGCAATTATTACGGCAGCTGCGATCCAATTCGCTCCTGACAGTACGGTGCAAATAACAGCTGATTTCATAACGACAGGGGAAGTGCTCTTACGAATGAAGCTTGATTCCCCAATTGGGCTCTTGCAAGAGGACGATGGTGAAATACGCTTGGATCAGGACGGTACGGCTAAACTTGGCCTACAGCAGCAAACCTGACCCGGAGCTAGCCGCCAATGGCTGATCTAAAAATTAGTGAGCTTAATGCTCTTGCTGGCTCCGCATTAGCCACTGGCGATTTGGTTGCTGTTGTCGATAGCAGTGCCAGTGAAACCAAGAAGCTTACGGTTGGTGATCTAGTCGCTAACGGCGTCACGCTGATCAGTGACGATACGATCCCTGGCGCAAAGATTCTGTTTGCCGCAGGGGACATTGCTACAGCAGACATTGCTGACTCTGCAATTACAACTGCCAAGGTGGCAGACGACGGCATTACGGCTGCAAAGCTTGCCAATGAGTCAACGGTTGATCTGGTCACAACGCTGCCTGCATCTGGAGCGTTTACGGGTCAGCTTGCTCTAGACACGGACGACAACAACTTATATGCGTGGTCAGGATCAGCATGGCTCAGCTTAAAAGCTGCTGGTTCGATCAACGCCGTCACTGGTAGTACGGTCGGCATTGTTGACATTACTGCGACAACGACTGGTAGCAGTGTTGCGATTGCAGCTGTCATTAACGACACGTCTGCGGCCAACCAGTTCATGGCTGGTCCGACCGGCGCTGGTGGTGCGGTTACGTTCAGAACGATTGATGGCAGCGACATTCCAGTTGCGACCAGTAGCGCCAAGGGCGGTGTGATCGTCAACGGTGAAGGACTCCGCATGGACTCCAACACCATTGAGGTTGATAACGACGTTACGGCCAGCACTACGCACCATGTCGTCACTTATGACGCCAAGGGTCTGATTACTGGTGGTCGTGCGATTACTGCTAGTGATCTTCCTGCTGCAACCAGTTCTGCCAAGGGGGCTGTGATCCCTGGAACGGGTCTGTCTGTTGATGCCAGCGGCAACTTAGATCACAGCAATACTGCGACTGCCGGCACTTTTACAAAAGTAACGATTGACGGTCAGGGTCATGTCACAACAGGCGCAACTCTTGCTGCTGCTGACGTTCCAGACCTCCCAGCATCGAAGATTACGAGTGGCACGATTGGCAGTAGCTTAATTGCATCAGATGCTGTAACCGGCACAAAGCTAGCGGATCAATCAACTTGTAAGTTCGGTGGAGCGGGTGCAACCGATAACGTCGTTACTTTTCCCGAATCTGACTTTAAAGGCCAGTTCTTCTTTGATGAGCTTAACGAAGACCTTTACATTCATACGGGAACTTCGTATCTGCCGATCACGATTATCAGCGGCAACCTTGTGTTGGCTGGAACGTATGACGCGAGCACAAACCTGCTGGATAGTGTGACCAGTGAAGGTAGTGCTGCTGGTTTTACCAATGGTCAGGCGTTGCCTGCTCCAGCTGCTACGAACCAAAACTATTACGTTGTTGTTTCGACTTCTGGAACGGGTTCAGGTGCAGCACCTTCAGTTGCACTGGCACCACCAGACATGTTGCTGTCTACAGGTGCAGGCGCTGACTTTGTTCTGATTGACGTTTCAAACGCAATCGCTGGTCAAACTGCCTCCAATATCAGCTTTACAGCTTCCGGCAGCATTTCAGCCACTGATGTTCAAGCTGCAATTCAGGAGCTTGACACCGAAAAGCTTGGCACTGGCGGTGGAACGTTTACCGGCAACATCAACCTTGATACCGGCGTTGTCATTGTCTATGAGGGTGCAACAGATGATGACTATGAAACGACGATTACTGTCACCGACCCAACGGCTGACCGCACGATTACGTTCCCGGATGTAACAGGCACTGTCATCACCACTGGTGATACAGGCAGTGTGACGAGCACGATGATTCTGGATGGCACGATTGCCAACGCAGACATCAGCACAACTGCTGAAATTGCAGTTAGCAAGCTTGCGAACGGTACTGCCCGTCAACTGCTGCAAACTGATGCCGCTGGCACTGGCGTTGAGTTCACCAGCAATGTCGATATTCCTGGCACGTTGGATGTCACCGGAGCAGTGACGCTTGATTCAACGTTGCAGGTTGTCGGCAACATCAGCACTGACGCCAGCTTGGTGTTTGAGGGTTCAACTGCTGATGCGTTTGAGACGACTGTCAGCGTTACTGATCCAACGGCAGATCGCACGATTACGCTGCCTGATGCAACGACGACTGTTGCCGGTCTTGCTGTTGCTCAGAGCTTCACGAAGGCACAGCGTGGCAGCGTTGTTTCTTTGACCGATGCAGCCACGATTGCTGTTGACCTGAGCTTGGGCAACAACTTCAGCGTGACGCTTGCAGGCAACCGAACATTAGGCGCTCCAACCAACCAAACTGCTGGTCAGTCTGGCGTGATCGTGGTGACGCAAGACTCAACAGGTAGCCGGACACTTGCATACAACTCGGTGTATAAGTTTGCTGGTGGGACGGCACCGACATTGACGACAACAGCTAGTGCAGTTGATGTTCTTGCCTACTATGTGGAAAGTTCCAGCCGTATTACGGTCACTTCGCTGCTGAACGTCTCATGAGTATTCCTGGAGCTGCAAGTCCGCTGTTTATTGGAGCGGCGGCTGCTGCGGATGCTGGCTACCAGATTGACCGCAGCTTGCGTTTTAACGCAGCAGATTCGGCTTACCTTAATCGCACCCCGTCATCTGCAGGCAATCGCAAGACGTGGACTATAAGTTTTTGGGTTAAGTCGCCGTTCGATGGAACAAACGCCATGCGACCATTTTTTACCTACGGGAGTGGTGCAAGCGGTGGATATGTAGACATGCAATTTACGGCATCTGGTGTGTTTCAGATGTCTGATTGGACTACTTTTTTTATACAAACATCGTCTTTATATCGCGACCCTAGTGCTTGGTATCACTTTGTTGTCGCTGTGGATACAACGCAATCTACGGCAGCAAATCGAGTCAAGTTATACGTTAATGGCGTTGAAGTTACAAAAGGCGGCTCCGACCCAAGTCTAAATTATGAATTTGGCGTAAACAATAATCAACAGCAAAATATAGGGGCTGGCACGAATTCCAGTAATGCTTTCAGCGCAGGTTCTAATTTTTACCTTGCCGAGTATCACCTAGTTGACGGGCAGCAGCTTGATGAGTCTGATTTTGGTGAACTTGACGAGAACAACAACTGGAATCCAAAAGAATACTCTGGGTCGTATGGCACAAATGGTTTCCACCTCGACTTCAAAGACAACAGCAGTAACGCTGCACTTGGGTACGACGCCAACGGAACTGTTCGTTACCATCCTGATGTAACAGGAACTGGCATTTCTTCTACTGTTAAAAAACTTTTTGATGGCAGTATAGCTACGACAGTGGACGGAACAGCTGGCACAGTCATTACATTTACGCCTTCTGCTGCTATTTCTTATTCAAGCTCTGTAGAAGTTTATACTGCAAGTTCACAGACAACTAGAACTTACAGTTTAAACGGTGGATCTGGTGTTACTAACGTTGCTAATGGCTGGACATCTTTAGCTACTGGTTCTGGTACTATTACAAGCATTAGTCAAACGCCGAACAGCGGATATACGCACTCATGGTCTGCCATTCGTGTTGACGGAACAATCTTAACTGATCCAAATGACTGGACAGTCAACAATTTTTCTGTTGCATCAGGATCTGGTAATGACAGTCTGATCGACACGCCGACGAATTACACGGCAGGTTCTGGCAACAATGGCGGGAATTACGCCACGCTAAACCCAATTAATTTGCATTCCGACATTACTTTGTCAAATGGAAATTTACAGATAGCCAAGACTAACAATGCTTATAGGTCTGCTTTTTCAACGATTGGAGCCTCGTCTGGCAAATGGTATTTTGAGGTCAAGCCTACTGCAAATGCCAATGAAGGAATGTTTATTGGCATTGACCAGACGGGCGACCCAAGCAGATACATTGGTCAAATTAACGGCAGCAATGGTTTCAGTTGGAAAGAAGAGGGAAACTTTTATCAGAACGATTCAAACTCGTCTTATGGAGGTTCTGGGTACGCTACAAATGACATAATCGGCGTAGCTGCTGATTTAGACAATGGAACGCTAACGTTTTACAAAAACAACACAAGTCAAGGAACAGCAACAAGCAGTTTGCCGAGTGGCACCTACTTTTTTGGCGTGAGTGTTTATCATTCAAGCACTACCGCAGAAGTAAATTATGGTTCTAGGCCATTTGCGTACACGCCACCAACAGGTTATGTAAGTCTCTGCACGCAGAATCTTGCCGACCCAACGATTGCCGATGGTTCGACGGCTATGGATGTCGCTATATGGTCCGGAAATTCTACTGCGAGAGACATCAGTGGTTTAAATATGTCTCCTGACCTGGTGTGGATCAAAAAACGCAATAGCGCGACATTTGGAAATCATCAATTATTTGATGCAGTTCGAGGAGCTACTAAAGCACTTGTTCCTAATGACACGCAGGGAGAAAACACTGAGACTACTCAACTGACTGCATTTAACAGCGACGGATTTTCACTTGGCGCAAGTACATTTGTTAATGCCACCAGCAATACATATGTGGGCTGGTCTTGGGACGGTGGAACGTCAACGGCCAGCAACACTGACGGTAGCATCACTTCTAATGTCCGCGCCAATCAGTCTGCTGGGTTCTCGATTGTTAGTTACAACGGTGACAACAATGCAGGGGATACTGTCGGCCATGGTTTAAATGCAACTCCTGAATGGATCATCATCAAAAACAGAGACGCTTCATTCACTTGGTATGTTTATCACTCAGCCATTGGAGCGACTAAATACCTGCGTTTAGACACAACAAATAGTGAGACGACAGGATCTGGTGCGTTTAATAATACCGCGCCAACGTCTTCAGTTTTCAGCCTAGGTCAAGACAATGCTGTCAATGATGGCAATAAAAACTATATTGCATATTGCTGGGCACCTGTATCCGGCTACTCTTCCTTCGGGGCCTTCACCGGCAACGGTTCATCTGAGGGTCCGTTTGTTTATACCGGCTTCAGGCCTAAGTGGATTATGGTCAAACGGTACGATGGTAACGCTCCCTGGGTGATTGCAGATACTGAGCGCAATACTTTTAACGTTATAGACAATCATCTTCTTGCTAATGATAGTGCTGCTGAAAATGGATCAACCATCGGCAATATATGTGATTCTGTAAGTAATGGTTTTAAATTTCGAGGAAGTGATGGTTGGTTTAACGGAAGCAGTGCTAATTACATCTACGCCGCATTTGCTGAGCATCCCTTCAAAACCGCCCGTGCGCGGTAACATCGTTTTATCGCCCCAGACTCATGCCTTATCAACTTGGCGACCGCACGCTGCAGCTTGATGTTCCCTGGGAGCACGATGGCGTCCAATATCCTGCCAACTGGTTGCGACTAAGCACGGCGCAAGATCGTGCTGAGCTTGGCATCACTTGGGTCGATGACAGCCCAACGTGGAATCAGAAGTGGTATTGGGGCTATGACGCTGATGGCAATCTGATCCCGAAGACTTACACCGATCTCAAGGCACTTTGGATCGCCCAGACCAAAGGCACGGCTTACAAGCTGTTGCAGCCGTCTGATTATCTGTGGCCCAAGCTGCAAGAGGAAAACAGCAGCTTTTCCGCAGCCAAGACTGCTTACAGCGATTCACCTTGGAGCACTTGGCGTTCCACCATCAGGACTGAGTGCGCTGCGATGGTGACTGCTATTGAGGCAACTGCTGACGTTGGAGACACGTCACCTCATGCGGACTTTGGCAGAGTGCAAGCATTGCAGGAATACATCGAAGGCAGCAGCTATAACGTGTGGACTGCTGATCCTGACAATGCAGAGACCTGATCCGATGATCGCTTCCAAGCCTGGTGCGGAAGACGTACAGGCTATGGCGGCTCGAACGTTATGGCTTGAAGAGCTGTACTTCCTTGACGGTCGAGATCAGATCAGCCATCCGCAACGTGGCTTGTTTACTGGGCTAGCTCTTAAGTATCAGACTCTGAACTCGACTGACGGGATCTGATGGCGAAATCACTTAGCGGGCAAAATTTCGTTCCTAGCAAACCAAAAAAGACTAGACAGGGGAATGGATCACATTCAAAACCGTCACATGGACGGAAGAAGTATCGTGGACAAGGAAAACGCTAATCTTCTTTCCAATGATCAAACCATTCGCGATCGCTGTTTCTGGTGTTCTCGCTGGTTCAGCTGCCTTGGCAGGCCCTTATGCCAACGTGGAGAATAACGCTGGATACCAAGACGGGTATCTCGGCTCAACCACCGACATGCACATTGGCTATGAAGGTGGCGATGGAACGTATGGCTACTACCTGCAAGGTGGCCCTGCCGTCGTTTCGCCTGATGGTGGTGAAGCTGAGATTGAGCTTTCTGGCAAGATTGGTGGCAGCGTTCAAGCCACTGAAAATTTCGGCGTTTATGGCGAAGTTAGCTTCATCACCACCGACAGTGAACCTGTCATTGGCACCAAGATTGGCGCTAAGTGGACCTTCTGATTAGCCTGAGATAGGTTGCACGCTTCCCCCTCTTGGTTCTCACACAGCAGGAGGGGGTTTTTTCTTGCCATGCAAAAGCTTTTTAACGTGATGTCAGTGGCAGCATTCACCATGAGTGCTGGCATGGTGATTGGAACGGTGATGCTCTACACGCGCATCCCATCGCTAACAAAGCACTACATGAGTGAGCTGAGGCTTGAGTTGACCAAGATGGTCACTGACATGGTGCCTGGTCAGATTGATGAGGCTTTGCCAGAGCTGCCGACAACTACTGGTCCAGCTCTACCGATCAAGTCACCATTTTAGTGTTGGCGGTTGGATCGTCGTCATGAGCTTCAGGTCCAAAGCCTTCAGCCTTGATTTTTGCCATATCAAGTTCTGGCGCGGGTGCTTCCGGTTTTTGCTCAAACGAAGCTAACCATTCGCGCAGTTTGTCACCAGTTGGTGTCCCTTTCGGCCATTTCACAAATTTAAGAATAGCCTTGTGGTCGGTAAACGGTCTTGCTGTTTTGCCGCACAGAACGGTGTAAACAACGGGCGGTCCCTCTCGTCTACGGTTTCTTTCTATCCAGAGTTGACCAGCTGTAAACCGTTCTGACTTCATGCCTGAGATTCCTGAAATTGGGGTTCAACGCATCTCCATTCCAGAGATTCTTGAATGGCGCTCACTGCCACCACAGAGTATTCCAAATGAACCACCCATCACGTTGCAGCTTGGATTTCCAGTGGCGGATATTCCGGGCTGCGTGGAGACTCGAAGTTCGGCAGCTGGAGATGAACAGGTTTACACCGATGACCCTCGTGGGAATCTGGTTGTCTGTGGGGCGGAAATGCCTTCATACAGGCCGCTTAATTTCACGCCCGGCACTCTGACGTATGGATCAGCAAAGCCACCAGCGATTGATCCAGACATTGATGTAGACATAGAAAAGCCGGCTGGTGCATCAAACCAACCGGACAGTGTCTCTTCCCCGCCGGGTGCCGTTCCCGACATTCCAAACGTAGCCACGGAATTGCCGTGCCCTCCACCTGACGCAATTCCTTTAGGTGCGAAGAACAAAGCGCAAACTGCCGTCATTATTGGTTACAAGAGGAATGATGAGGGCAAGTGCGAGGCGATCTATGAACAGCTGGACGTACCAACGATCATCGGCAATTATCTTCCTGGTGCGCCTGCTGTGGCGACGACTGCAACGACTGTGGCGATTGCCACGACGGTTGCCATCTTCGTCAAACCGTTAGGGGACATTTTGCTCAAAGCGGTCAAACCCATCGTCAAAAAGACGATTAAGAAGATCAAGGAGAAGCTGGGGAAGAAGGTGCCTGTCGAGTCTGTTTCGCAGCGTCAGAAGAACCAGAGGGCTTTGCGTAAATGATTTTATGAGTGTGGGGCGGAATCTTTGGCGGTGGGTTGTTTACGACAACATCAGCGCAGATTGCCGAGAAAGGACTGTCAGGGTGGAACATGACACCATCTCTGATGAGGTCAGCGCAATTTTTGAGGCGTTTGATCTCGTAGACCATTCGCTCATTGGCAAGCTTGGCGTCTAGCAGTGCCACCTGCTTTTCAGCTGCCTTGCGGCAAGTTCTGACGTGGTGTCGGTCCAGCGGTATTGAGAAGGTGGCAGTGATTCCACCGTTGATCGAGAAGTTAGTTTTTTGGCCCGTGCGAATAGGTTTATAGAAAAGGACATTGCCCGGATTATCGGGCCTGCCATCTGGGACGGGATTGCCTTCCGGATCAAACGCGCCAACCAAATCGATCGTGTCATAAACCGGTTCGTTGTAATGCGACTCATACGGATCAGCCCAGCTAGTGGTGGAGCTAAGAAATGGATTGATGTTTAGCGTTGCGCCTTGGCAACTAATCCCTCCGCCGTATGTATTTGTAAATTGGCGACTCGGCACGACTTGAACTGCCTGATTCGTCACACTTCCAGAGCTGTTGGCAACTGGGGCGGCAGTGCTTGAAACTTGTGCTTGTGCTGGAGCGGAAAGCAGCAGAAGCGTTGCTAGGACTCGCTTCATTGGGTGAAGGTGCTTAGCGTCTCCGTAATTGATTCAACGTCAGTCTCACGAGTAATGATCGTATGCTCTGTCAGTCCTGGACCCTGAAGCGTTTCGGCAAAAGAGAACGAAGCCGCTTCATTAACGATCTTCCACGATGGCTTTGACGTAGGATCAAGACCACGCCAAACACTAGAAACACCATTGAGGCTGTTGGTGGTTGTGACCAAGCTCATTGGAGCGATTGACCCATCTGGTGCGACGTTAGTACCAGAGGCTGTGTATTCATAACCCGTTCTGTAGCGATACGAGTTGATGACCTCGTTGACCTTGGTCTTTGTGGTCGTGGTGGACTTGAGTGTGCCCTGTTGAAAGTTAGGCACGACAGGAATGGATTGTGCTTCTGGAGCGGCGAGTGCAATAACGCACAGAACGCCCCAAGAAATCCAAATGCCTGTCCACATCACTTGATCGTGAGTTCTGATGTCAGCTGTCCGATTGCCAAAGTGTTAGCTCCACCTGCTGTGATGGTCATGGTGCCATCTGAAGCAATGGTGCCTGCAAGGTCGCCTGCAGTTCCAGAAGCGGTGGAAACGATGCTGCCAAAGTTGGGGACAGTGCCAGTTGTCACTGCTGATGTTGGAACGGCATCGCCTTGTGTGTAGCTCTGGCTAAAGGAGAATGCTTCGCCAGGTGTGTCTTGAGTGGCTGCAATCGTGCCTGGAGCGTAAACACCGCTGGTGATTGTTCCAGCGGAAATGGTGTTGGCAGTTGACCCGTCAGTAGTATCCACCCCAGAACCTGAGATTGAAAAACTACTCCCAATCCTGTCTGCGCTTGTTACCGCGCCACCAACCTGCAGTGAGATTGACGACATGATCTTGTGGGTCAGATCAGCACGAGCGGGCGAAGCGGCAGCAAGTGTGATACCTAATACCAAAAGTGTGCGCTTCATTTGATGCCAGCTTTGGTGTCTTTGTTGTCCACAATAGTCGGCTTCTTATTTCCATTGCCATTGGACTTGCGCTCGATACCAAACGAGGCCATGGCTCCAGTCAGCAGTGAGTCAACA